ACTTTATCAACAGTAATTTGATGGACAGTTTAAATGAAGAAATTGCAATTACTGGTCAAGCTATTCACAACGAATACTCTGACGAGATTATAAAAAGTTTCGAAGTACGCTTGACAAAAACTACAAAAAAGAGTAAGATGGGTCTTGAAAAATTCGTAGAGGATAACATTGAAGATAGCTCTGATAACTGATACACACTGGGGCGTTCGTAATGATAACGTCGCATTTCTTGATAATAGCAAAAAGTTCCTAGATGAACTTTTCTTTCCTTATTTGGCAGAACATGAAATTAGTCATATTACTCATCTTGGCGATATCGTTGATCGGCGTAAGTATATTAACTTTAACACTGCTTTACGTCTTAGAGAAGATTTTCTCGATCCCTTGCTTAAACGAAACATCAGTCTTCATATCATTGCTGGTAATCATGACACTTACTTTAAAAACACTAATCGGGTTAATGCACTCCACGAGCTTATCGAGGGAAAGTATTCAAACGTCACAACCTTCATTGAACCAACAGTCGTCCAATTAGGCGACTTAGATATTCTCTACTTACCATGGATATGCGATGAAAACAGAAAACAAACTATGGAACTCATTCGAAATGCGAGCGCTCAGATTGCGATGGGTCATCTTGAGCTCGCTGGCTTTGAAATGTATCGTGGATCTATGGTCAGCCATGGAGATAATGTTCGTGACTTTGAGAAATTTGATATGGTTATGTCTGGTCATTATCATCATCGTTCCTCCAATGGGCATATATTTTATTTGGGTAATCATGCTGAGTTTACTTGGTCTGACTACGACGATCCAAAAGGATTCCACATCTTCGACACCCAAACAAGAGAGTTGACTTTTATACGAAATCCTTATATAATGTTTGATAAGGTTTGGTATAACGATTCAGAGATGATGCCAGAAGATATCGACGTAAGTAAGTATTCTGGTAAATTCATAAAAGTTATTGTTACAAATAAATCTGAACCATTTAGATTCGACTTGTTTATCGACAGGCTTGAGAAAGCTGGTACACTCGATATTCAAGTTGTTGAAGACCATCTTAATTTGAACATGGAAGAAGATGATCAAATTATTAATGAGGCAGAATCTACACTTGACATTTTCAAAAAATATATTGATCAAGTCAACATAACAAACTTAAATAAAGTTAAGTTAGAAAATACGATCGTCGATTTGTATAATGAGGCGCTAACAATTGAATAAGGTGTTGAAAAAAGCTTTTTTATGTTTCCCTGGGATTATAAATGATTTTATTTAAAAAAATTCGCTGGAAAAATCTTTTATCTACTGGTAATGTTTTTACTGAGATTGAATTTACTAAGTCTAACACAACTCTTATTGTTGGTGAGAATGGCGCTGGTAAATCAACTCTGTTAGATGCACTAACATTTTCATTGTTTGGTAAACCATTCCGTAAAATTACTAAACCACAACTTATCAACACGATTACTCGTAAAGAAATGATTACTGAGTTAGAGTTCAGTATCAACAACATAAATTATAAAATTGTTCGTGGTTTAAAACCAACAGTATTCGAAGTTTATCAAAATGGCGAGATGGTAAATCAAGATGCTGAGATGAAAGATTATCAAGAGTTTCTTGAAAAACATATTTTGAAGATCAATCATAAGTCATTCTGTCAAGTCGTTGTCCTCGGTTCTGCATCTTTTATTCCTTTTATGCAGTTGCCTGGAGGACAACGACGAGAAGTTATTGAAGACTTACTTGATCTGCAGATTTTTACAACTATGAACAGTTTGTTGAAAGATAGAATTGCTGAAAACAATGAAGCAATTATCAAAGCAAATGCTGAACAAAAGTTTTTAATTGAAAAGATAGACATTGTTCGCGAGCACATGATTGAGCGTCAGAACAATAACGAAAAGATCATCGAAGAGAAATTGTCTCTGATTGATGAAACAAATATAAAAATTGAAAATCTAAAACAACAGCTTGAAAATGTAACATCATCAATAACTATTCTAAAAGATAAAACTGTTAACAAAGATGAAGTATCAAAGAAAGTAAACAAACTTACTAAGCTACGTCACCAAATTGAAGCCAAAGTTGCACTTATTCAGAATGATGTTGAGTTCTTTAAGAATCATGACAACTGCCCTACTTGTACTCAAGTTATCGACGAGAATTTGAAACAAGAAAAAATTGCTCATAAAGAAGGCGAGCTAGAAGAAATTAACATTGGTCTTACAAAGTTATCAGAGGAATTTGAAAAAACTCAAAATGAGTTAAACGAGATTATGGAAACTGTACAAAATATTGCTGATTTTAATGTTCAGAGTATGACAATAACAAATCAAATTACTTCTCTTACAAAATATACAAAAGAGTTAGCTCGCGAAATTAACAACATTAAAAAACAGCAAGATGACAGTCAAGATCTAAAAATTAGTGAGCTAGAAGCTGAAATGAATGAGCATGAAATAAAGTACAATGCTCTAGTAGAAGATAGAAATGTTCTAATGGCAGCATCAAATCTGCTAAAAGATGGTGGTATCAAGTCAAGGATTATTAAACAATATGTACCTGTCATTAATAAGCTCATCAGCAAGTATCTGTCTGCTATGGATTTCTTCGTGCAATTTGAGTTGGATGAAGAATTCAATGAAACGATTAAATCACGCTTTCGCGATGAATTTAGTTACGCATCATTTTCTGAAGGAGAGAAAATGCGTATTAACCTTGCTATCCTTTTTACATGGCGCAGCGTGGCTAAACTTCGTAATTCAATCAGCACTAACTTGCTTATTATGGATGAGGTAATGGATTCATCTATGGACTCTAACGGTACAGATGAATTTTTAAAGATTCTAAATAATCTTGCAGCTGATACAAACACATTTATCATCAGTCACAAAACTGATCAGTTGTATGACAAATTTACTAACGTAATCAAATTTGAGAAGCACAAAAACTTCAGCAAGGTTGCATAATGGGATTACTTCTTTACACAAAACCTTTTGAACATCCACGATTACAATTGTTACCATGGTGTCCGAAAAAAGCACCATATACACAATCAGTTAATCGTGTGATGCAAGGTATCGATCCTTTCAATTATACTCTTGGATGTGAAACATTTTATGAAATTACTCAAGTTCCAACAAACAATAAAACATACGAAGAAATGGCAACTGAGCGTGCTATGCAATTTAAACAACTTGATGGTGATATTTACATCATGTATTCTGGTGGAGTTGATAGTACTACAGCTGTTACTGCTTTTATTTTGACTTGGTCTGATGAAGAATTACAACGTGTGCACATTCTTGCTACAACTCAAAGTATTGCTGAATTTCCAGAAATGTGGAATTTAATTGTTGAGAAATTCAAAGGTAGAATATCAACTTCTTATAAACATGTTGAGAAAATTTGTAGAAAGGGTCATGTTATTACTGGAGAACATGGCGATCAAATATTCGGTAGCGATGTTCTTAGACAAGTTATAAAATTCCATGGCGAAGAGGGTATTCATTCAGATTGGCAAACACATATGCCAAAAGTATACAACTCAATGTTTGGAGAAGAAACATCTAAAAAGTTTATTGAGGTATACAGCCAAACAACAGTAGCTTGTCCCTTTCCTATTAAATCATGTTTCGATTGGGTGTGGTGGTATAACTTTACAAATAAATGGCAGCATGTTAAGTATCGATTACTTGCTTATAAACCATGGGAAGAACCAAGTAAAACATTTCCTAAGATTCATCATTTTTTTGATACTCCAGAATGGCAGCGTTGGAGTATAGATAATCATGATAAGAAAATAGAAAATACTTTTGAATCATATAAACATACTGCTAAAAAGTTTATTGTTAAACATACGAAGTATTATAGTTATCTTACGAAAAAGAAAAGACCAAGTCTTAGAAACCTATGGGCTATAAAAGGTTTTTATGATGCAATTGACACAAATTTAAACTATCTAGAAGATAAAAAAGCGTTGGAGTATATCAATGGAAGAACAATCAGATTATGATTATTATATCTATGTTTTTGGAACTAGAATAATTAGAATTTTTAAAACTAGAAGATCTCACAATGCTGTTGCTTCTTCTGGTGTTAAATACTTTGTAACAAACTTTCTTCCGAAAGGATTGAGTATAGAAGATCTTGTATTCAAATACAATTTTTCTCTAA